ACGAACGACGCGCGAGCAATGAAGATCTCCGCCATCCACTGAAAGTCCTCCAGCGAAGCAGTGCGGACCGGTTGAGCCAATGCCATGAATTACCTCCATCATGATTATAGCATTGACCTGAACTGAAATCAAGGACGTTGATGGACGTCCTTATTACATTTGTCCACACCTCGCTTCGCTTTGTCCACTATGCCGTGCGAGGCACGCTCTATAGAAATAGGATAGTGGGATTGGAATATTAGATATATAAAAAAATGTTCAATAATAATAAGATTACAGCCTTCTCTTCCCTGACCTCTTTTCTTCTCTTACAAGCTATTTAGAGAGCGCGCTGCACGGCACTGTGTCTGGAGTCAAGTCAAGAATTCCTGGAGTCAAGCCGTCCCTAAGCTTTCAAATCCCTGGGCGTCCGTCCGTTGCTTTCACCTCGTGTCTGGGCCCATATTATAATTGATGACTAGGCTCTTTCAAGCCGCTGCAGGGTGCGAAGCTCCCGAGCTCCGCGAACGCGTCTCGGTCGACGCTCGAGAAAGCTTTAGCTTTTTTGCACGACGCGTCCTCGGGCATCGACGGCTGTCGCAGGCCCGATGCGCCGAGCTCGAAGCAGGCGCTGAGGCAAAGCTGAAGCTGGAGGCGAAGGCGTTGCGCCTCTGGCGTGCGCTCCGTTCCGGTGATGCCTCCGAGCTTCCGCCCTTCACCCGTTTCGTCGTAGGCAACGAGCTTTCCGCGTGAGCGCTGATGCGAATGCGAACGCGCTTCCCCAGCTTGAAGCAGGCCGCGTGCAGCTTACACAGCGGAGCGAGGCTCGTCTGTTCGCCCTTAGCATCCTTCGAGATAAGATCTATCGGGAGAACTTCCTCGCTGCAGCGAGAGCGCGTCGGCTTGCGCCCGCTGTTGAAGTCGCGCTCATGGCCTATGGCTGGGGCAAGCCGACAGAACACATTGAGGTCGGGCCTGTCGGGAGCTTCAACGAATACGACGATCTTCCTACGAGCGCTCTTGCGGAGCGGAGCCGTCTGTTGACATCCGTTCTCGAGGCGCAAGCGGAGGCCGAGGCCACCGGCGAAGATCCAACTGTCGAGGCGGAACGCCGGACGGACGGAGCGCTTCGCATTAGCGACGTGCACAACGCGCAGCGGCAGCTTCGAGACGTCTCGAAGATGTCCGTGCTTGAAGCAGTTGCTGCCGCTGCAGCAGCGAAAGCGAAGCCTTGAGCGAAGCTTCTCCCGCAATCCTCCACGAAGCCCGCCGCGAAGCAGGATTCTACGCGCGTCAAGAACTCGCAGCAATCGAGCAAGTTCTTCGCCGAAGGCGTTGGCTCCGCGACCCAGAACTCTGGCTTCGTGAACGCACAGGCGAAGCAATGTGGTCAGGCCAACGCGACATCTTCTCGGCTGTCCGGGACAATAGAAAGACGCTCGTCGCATCCTGCCACGAAATCGGAAAATCCTGGCTCGGCGGCCGTCTCACAGGCTGGTGGCTCGACTCCCACCCAATCGGCGAGGCCTTCGTCGTGACAACTGCTCCGACCGGCCGACAGGTCCGCAGCATTCTCTGGAAGGAGATCGGGCGTACGCAGAGCGCAGGCTTGCCAGGTCGAACGAATCAAACCGAATGGTTCATGAATGTCCCTCGCGCCACAGGCCTCAAAGAGGAACTCGTTGCCTTCGGCTTCAAGCCCGCGAATTACGACCCCGCAGCCTTTCAAGGAATCCACGCTCGCTTCGTCCTCGCGCTCGTCGACGAAGCCTGTGGCGTTCGCGGACCGCTCTGGGATGCGATCGAAAGCCTTTGTGCGAATGACGAATCGAAGATCGCGCTCTTTGGAAACCCCGACGATCCTGTCTCCGAATTCTTCGACTACAGCAAGCCGGGCAGCGGCTACGCCACCCTCAACATCAGTGCATTCGATACTCCCGCGTTTACGGGCGAAGCCGTCCCCGCAGACCTTCTCCGGAGACTCATCGGAAGGACCTACGTCGAAGAAAAGCGGAAGAAGTGGGCGCGCAGCTGGACTTGGAACGACGCAGGCACGCGAGTCGTTCCTCCGACTGGCAGTAACGAATTCGATACGCACCCTTTCTGGCAGAGTAAAGTCCTCGGCCGTTTCCCGAAGCAAAGTGCCGAAGGCACTCTCATCCAACTTAGCTGGATCCGCGATGCGCAAGAGCGTCAGCTCGAACGCGGAACGCCTATTGAGCTTGGTGGAGACATCGGAGCCGGCGGCGACGCGTCCGCAAGCGCGCTGCGAAGCGGAGACGTCGTCCGAATCGTCAGCGAAGACACCAATCCGGACACCATGCAGACCTGCGGTAAGCTCATCGCGGAAGCGCGTTCCGCAAACGCGACTCGCGTTAAGGTCGACCGAAACGGCATCGGTGCCGGCGTCGTTGACCGTGCAAACGAACAGGGCGAAGCCTTCATCGGAATCAATGTCGGAGAGAAGCCCGTTTGCATCTGCACCGAGCTGAAGCGAAAGAACACAAGGCTCGTGCTTCGTCCTGGCCGGAAGCACTTCGACGACTGCAACTGCTCACAGTTCTTGAATCTCCGAGCCCAGCTCTGGTGGGAGCTTCGTCAGCGCTTTGAAAGTGGACGCATCGACCTCGATCCGGAAGACTCCGACACCGCCGACGAACTCCTCAGCATCCGGTTCAAGATCAACTCCGCCGGCCTCATTCAGATCGAGAGCAAAGACGATGCGAAGCGCCGCGGTGTAGCCTCTCCCAACCGGGCCGAGGCTGTCATGCTCGTCTTCGCGGAGGCTCCGCCTGAAGGCTCTGTTGAAGGCGGCGTCCTTCGAGGCAAAGCCACATGGTGAGCGTGCTCCGCTTCGCGAGCGACCTTCTCTCCCGAGCTCGACTTGCCAATCTTGTCGGAAAGACCTTCGGCGGCAAGCGCGACCTCTACGAAGCCCTTGGCTACGCGCGCGTGCTCACAGCGGAGGACAGTCGTCAGCGCTATTCTCGCCAAGGCATTGCTGCCCGAGTCGTCGAGGCAAAGCCTCAGGCCACTTGGCGAGGCGGAGCCGAGCTCGTCGAGGATGAAGACCCGAACGTCTCTACGCCCTTCGAAGAAGCCTTCGAAGAGCTGGACAAACGCCTGTACGTCTGGACCGTCTTCCAACGCGCCGACATCCTTGCGGGCTTCGGCCGCTACTCCGTGATCCTGATCGGAGCCGAAGGCTCTCTTGAGACTCCGCTTCCAAAGCTCCGCAGCATCGAGGATGTCCTCTACCTCGCCTGCTATGCAGAAGACGACGCGACAATCAGTCAGTGGGTTGAAGACACGGCCGATCCTCGCTTCGGGCTTCCTCTGACCTATCAGGTCAGCAAACGGAACAGTGGGAAGAAGACTCTCAACCTTCGCGTTCACCACAGTCGTGTTGTCCACGTTGCCGACGGCCTCCTCGACGACCGTGTCTACGGCGTTCCGCGCCTCGACCGTATCTGGAACTACCTTGACGACCTCGACAAGGTCTCCGGAGGCGGAGCTGAAGCTTTCTGGATCCGGGCAAACCAAGGCAAGCAGATCAACATCGACAAGGAGATGGAGGTCGACGCCGACGCGCTCAAGGACCTCAAAGAACAGGCAGAAGAATTCGACAATGGCATGCGTCGGACGTTCACCACGCGCGGAGCGGAAGTCACAATGCTCGGCAGCGACGTTGCGAACTTCAGCGGACCGGTCTCCGGTATCATCAGCCTGATCAGTGGAGCAACGGAGATTCCCCAACGCATTCTTCTCGGAAGCGAGCGCGGCGAGCTTGCGTCGACTCAAGACAAGAGCGCTTGGGACGAACGCATTCGCGATCGCCGCGACAGCTTTGCTTCGCCGAGCGTTGTCCGACCTTTCGTCGACGCCCTCATCAACGCAGGAGCGCTTCCGAAGCCTGTCGAGTACAACGTTCGTTGGCCTGAGGTCGACGAGCTCGGAGATGCCGAGCGCGCTGCGATCGCCGATACGTGGGCAGGTCTCAACGGGAAGATGGGATCCCCCGTCGTAACTGCCTCCGAGATCCGCGACCGTGTTCTCCTCCTCGATCCGCTGGACGAGCAAGACCTTACGGATGAGGCCGCAGTCATTGCTGTCGGCGTTGAAGCCCAGAAGGCTGCGGCGGTTGCACAGCAAGACAATGCTGACGGGCAAGCCGCCTCGACGTCGCAGGATCCCAACGTTGCTCCGAATTCCGGCACCGCGGAGCCTCCGGCATGAACGCTGCGCTGGCGCGCGTCTTCGAACGGAACGCTCGAAGTCCGCACGTTGCAGTCGTAGTCAATGCTGACGTCAATGCTGACGGACTTCGAGCGAGAGCGAGCTGGGAACCGTTGCGCTATGCGCTTCCGGAGGCCGTTCGCGAAGCTAGGCTGCGCTTCGACCGTCAGGGCTTCGCGGCTGCGTTTGCGCGGCATGACGCTGCTGCCTGCGCTTCGCTCGCGGAGCTTGCGCTTCGCGCTTCGCTTCCTTTCGAGCTCGCAAGCGCAAGCGCGAGGGCCTTCTTCGCTGCAGCGCGGGCCGCTGCTTCGCTTTTGCATGGAGGCGCCTATGTAGGAAGACATCCAGCTCGAAGCGGGTGGAGAGATCTGCCTGAGGGGACTCTCCATCCGCGGTTTGCGAAGCGGGTTGCAGGGGTGGTCTTCGACAAAGCGAATCCGGCAAGCCTGCAGTGGATTCAAGACCACACAGCCGAGCTGGTCCAGGGCATTAGCAAGAGCAGCCGCGATGCGATCAAAGCGCTTGTGGAGAAGGCGTTCGTCAAAGGCGTTGCTCCAGAGAAGGCAGCGAAGCAGATTGCAAAGATCATCGGCCTCGACGATCGCCGCGCTGCAGCGGTCGACACGCTTCGCCAGACGATCCTCGACAGTCCCGGCAGAATCGTCTATGCAGGAGATCGAAGGATCGCGGTTCCTGAAGACGTAAGTGAAGGCTTCGCCGACGACTGGGCAGATCGCTACAGCGATGACCTCGTCGACGACCGTGCCGAAAGCATTGCTCGGACTGAAATCATTGCCGCCGAGAACGGCGGCCAGCAGGCGCTCTGGGAGCAGGCACAGGAGGACGGACTTCTCTCTTCGACGCAGACGCGTCGATGGTCCGCTACAGGCGACAAGCGTTGCTGTGACGTCTGCAACGACTATCTCGACGGACAAGAAGTCGCCTTCGACGAGCCTTTCGACGCTGATGGAGAAGAAGTCGACATGCCTCCGGCCCATCCGAACTGCCGATGCAGCATGACCCTTGGAAAGGTTCAAGGCGTTCCGGTTGACCAGGAGCCTGTAGACGCTGCTGCGCGCTTCGCTGGTGGTCCGGGCTCCGGCAATTTCGGTCACGAAGGTCGTCCCGGCGAAATCGGAGGCTCCAGCGAAGCTGGTGGGGGCGGCGAAAAGGCAAAGAACCCTGCGAACGGGATGAATACGTACCGAAAGGAATTCGGTCGTCGGCAGCGTGAAGACAAAGCCCGGGCGAAGCAAGGGCTTCCTCCTCTTCAGCGTTCGCCGATTGCGAAGATGAGGGCCGAGGGCCGTCTTCCGAAGGTCGGGAAGCCGGAGCCTGCCGCAGCGGTCAAGCCTGTTGCGCACGAAGCTCCGAAGCCGATCGAGCCACCCGTTGCGCCGCCAGTTGCGCCAGAACCAGTAAACGTCCCGCCTGAAGGTCCTCCCGGTCTCGGCGCTTCCGAACACTCTCTCGCAAGCACACCACCTTCCGGAGATAAGCCTCTCGGTGGCGGTGTCAGTGAGACGTACCGCGTACGGCTCAAGGACGGGACCGATGCCGTCTTCAAGCCGGTCTCTGGTGAACCGTCTCATATGCGTCCAACAATCGACCATGGGATACAGGCCGAGCGCGAAGCCGGAGCGTATGAGGTCGCCAAGGCTATGGGCTACGCAGACCTTGTCGCTTCGACCGTCGTCCGTGACGACTTCCCTTATCACACACGGCCGGAACGTGTTTGGTTCAGGACGAAGGAAGCCGCGCTGGCAGGAGCGAAGCCAGGAGCAGTTGTCTCTCGCGTTCCAGGCGGAGCTGGCTACTATGCTTCGACACCCGGCGTCGCGAAGACCGACCGTGGCTCGCTTCAAGCCTGGCAGCCAGGACGGCAGGCAGGGGACTCGAAAGAGCCTTACGGTAAGAATCCGGGAGACATCGGCCGTGCCGCGGTCTTCGATCACGTCGTCGGGAATACCGACCGACATCAGGGCAACTGGATGGTCGACGACGCGGGCAAGATCCATTTGATCGATCACGGTCTCGCCTTTCCCCACGAGGAACGCCAAGGTCCAGGTAACTTCGACATCATCAGGCATGTCGGGAAAGATCCCTTCGGAGTTCAAAAAGGCGATCGAGGCTTCGGCGACTTCATCAAGATGCGAGACCACGCTCTCGCGCAGGCGTCGAAGATCGAGGCTGCGATGAGGAAGGTCGGACTTGACAAAGGGCCGAAGGGTGAAGCTCGAATGAGGGCGCTCCGAGCCCGCCTCGACCGCCTTGCAACGTCGACGTCTTGGGAAGAGTTCTCGAAGAGGTCAACGGGACACTGATGAGCTTGAAAGTCGAAGTCCGCGATAGCGACACGCACGAAGTGCTGAAGACGTTCGACCTCGAGCACGGGCCGCAGGACGGCCCGATGTTCCGGGAGTTCTACGTCCCTGCAGAGGACTTCTCCGCAATCGTCTTCGACGAAGATCCCGAGGGCTGGATTCGGGCTCTGCCCAAGGCGCTTGCGGGCGCGAGCATGATCTACGCGGAAGTTATCGAAGAGGAGGACGCTGCATGATCCTTGCTTCGCAGCTTCGTGCAGCCGTCTCTGGAAAGCTCCGCACTGCCCTCTTCCAAGGTCGCGAGCATATCGTTGTTCCGGTCGTCGCGCTTGTCGAAGGCGTCATCTTCGCAAGCAATTCGGAAACTCCAGAACTCGTGCTTGCATCTGAGTTCTCGAAGAACCTTGCCGGCTGGAACGGTCGTCCGACAGTCGGAGATCATCCCAGTCGAAACGGCCTTCGCGTCAGCGCGAACGTTCCGAAGGTCCTCGAAGCAGAGGCCTTCGGCCAGGTCTTCGAAGCGCACGTCGAGGGCGACAGGCTGCTCATGGAAGCGTGGCTGGATCCCGCTCGTGCAAAGGATGTCGGAACAGCCGCGAAGGATGTCATCTCGCGCCTGCGCGCCGCCAGTGCTGTCGACGTCAGCGTGGGCGTCTTCGTCGACGCCGAAGAGACTGCCGGCACTTGGAAGGACGGTCGTCGCTACGGAGCGATCTGGCGGAACATTACTCCCGACCACCTTGCATTCCTGCCTGCTGGAACTCCAGGCGCCTGCAGCCTCGAAATGGGGTGTGGCGCACCGAAGGCTGCAGCTGCCGCTGCTCATCACGATCCGCCGACAGGCCGGTTCCACAGCATCGCCGGCACCGATCCGAGCGCTCCGCTCTTCGACCGCGAGACCTACGTCAAGAACGCCGGGCCCGTGCTCGGAGGGCTTCGTCCTGAAATGACGATGCAGTCGACTTCGCCGAAAGGTCCGACGCACGGACGCTACGAAGTCAAGCGCAGCGACAAGGGCTTCAGCGTTTCCTTCGGAGGGAAGTTCGTCGGCAGCGGAGCTGATGGCGCTGAGGCCTCTGGACTCATTCACGACCATGCACACGGAGCCGGACGCTTCAGCGAAGCCACGCAGGAAGGTCGAGACGCCGCCTTCGACAAAGCTGCGCCTGAACTCTACGCTAAGATCATAGCCACTGTGAAGAAATCCGCACAACGGCCTGCAGTGAAGGTCGTCAAGAGAGGAGCAAGCGCGATGACAAAGTCAGACCTAGCAATCCTTGCCACGATGAAGGCGCAGCCGACCTTCGCGACGAACGTTCTCGGGTTGCTCGGCTTTCGCTCTGCGACCGCCTCTCCTGACGGTCAGCAGAGCGATATGGACCTCCGCAGCGCGATCGACAAAGCGCTTCGCGCAACCGAGCCGGGCTATCTCGGCATCGAAGCGGTCTACGGAGACAGCGTCGTCTTCGCGTGTGCGCCCGAGAACGAGATCTGCCTCTACCAGCGCAGCTTCGCGCAAGCGAGCGACGGTAGCATCGAGCTCGACGGAAAGAACGTTGAAGTCAAACCACAAACACAGTACGAGCCGGTCGGAGCCTCCGCAGCATGCGGGTGTGGAGCTTCCGCGACGCAAGAGCCCGCAGTCACGACGGAGGACGAACCGATGAAGGAAGTAACGCCGGAAAAGAAGGCCCGCGTGGCTGCGTTGATCGCAACGCTCGCAGCGCACGGGAGTGAAGTTTGCAAGATGTTCACCGCGTCGGACTTCGAGCAGTGGGACGACGATCGTCTCGCGACGCTCGAAGCGAAGGCACCGAAGGCAGCTGCGGCTCCGCCGGCCGTTGCAGCGGGTGCCGCAACGGCCGCGAGCGAAACTCCGAAGGCGAAGACGCCCGAAGAAGAGCGCATCGACTTCTTCTCCAAGCACCCGGACGTCGCAGCGGTCGTTCAAGAGCACAAGGCAGCGGCCGCCGCGAAGCAGACGACGCTCGTCGATCGTCTGAAGGTCGCGCAGAAGACGTACACCGAAGACGAGCTGAAGGCTCTGCCTCTGGCTCAGCTCGAGAAGCTGGCGTCCGCGCTGAGCGAGGTCGTTCCGACGGCTGCTAGCGGCAAGCGGGACTTCAGCGGGGCCGGTGCTCCGCGGGCGGCAGCCGGAGCCGACAACGCTCCTCCGCCTCCGATCGACATGACGGCGCGCATCCGCGCGGCTCGCGGAATCGCGACGAAGACGGCGTAGGTCGGCGCTACCGGCCACAAGGCGCCGATCATTCCGATCGGCAAGCAGGAGGAGTACGACATGGCACGAAGAGTCATTGCGTTGCTGGGAGGTCCGCCGGTCACGCTCGACGGTGACAATCCGGTTGCCGGCGAAGCGATCATCCCTGGGCATCTGCTCATGGACAACGGGACGAGCATCGTCAAGAACACCGCGAACGGAGCGAACGTCGCACGGATGTTCGCGCTCGAGCGGGACGAGCTGGGCACCGACATCGACACGGCCTACGCCTCAGGCGACCAGGTCAAGGTCGGCGTCTTCCGTGGAGGCCAGCGCGTTTACGCCTGGCTTGCCTCCGGCCAGAACGTTGCTCGTGGAGCGTACCTCTCCTGCGACAACGCGGGTCTGTTGACCCTCGCCAGCGTTTCCTCGACGGTGCGCATCGCACGAGCCGTCGAAGCCGTTAACACAGCCGGCAGCGCGCCCGTCGCCGGCACGCGCATCCGCGTGGAGATCGTCTAGCCCTCGGGCGAGGACGAAGGAGGACTAGACATGGCACCGAACGACGTTGTCATCGATACGGGCAAGACCTTCATGCAGGGAAGCTCCGGCAGATGGGCCGGCGAACAGCTGCTGAAGGCACTCGAAGCGGGCGGCGAGCTTTCGCCAAGCGCTCTGCGTACCGCCGCGACTCTCTCGAAGGACGAGTGGTTGCAGTTCGACGAGGCTCTCGTCCGTGAAGGCGTGATCCGTCTCCGTGGAGTCGCAGACCTTCGCGCTGCCGGGCTCGTCTACCCGATCGCAAACGGTCTCGGAAAGACCGTCTATCAGTACGAGAAGGTCACCGACATGAACCCGGCGATCGTCTCGCTTGACGGCATGGCGCAGAGCGAGGGGGATCGGCAGGAGTTCCAGCTGAACAACTTGCCCCTCCCGATCACGCATAAGGACTTCTTTCTCAACCTGCGAACGCTCCGTGCGTCGCGGGAGCGAGGCGAGGCCCTCGACACCATGCAGGCAGGGACTGCAGGCCGGCTC